CACGGATCGCTACTATGAAGCCGGGGATAATTCTAGTTGGGATTGTGCTTTCAGACACACATCGAGAACATCACCCGGCGACTCCGGTGCTCCCCTGATTAACAATCGCGGTTGTCCCGTTGCAGTTCACGTTGGTTGTAAGAAGTCAGAAGGTTTTAACATTGCTGTTGCTTTGTTACCAATCTTCCACCTCTTAGTTTCTCCCCCCAAAGACCCCGTCTCAACGGGCATCTCCGTGGAAACTTCCAGGGAAGATGATGCAGCCGTTTATACCTACCTACCTTTTGAGGATTTTAGATTAATCCGTAAGAAAGATGTTAGGTTTTACGGTAATAAAGCGGTGTCCGGTAAGGGTTATTATACTTCCAATGTCTCACGAGATTGGAATGATATAATGGATAGTGATGATGATCTTGACGATTTATACGCCCAGCTCACCTTTGAAAGCGCAAAGCCTGTTCAGAAGTCAGCACGTGTTAAATTAACACCGCTGACCTATGAACGGTCCACTCCTGAACCGGTTTCGGATTTTCGGCTCCCTGTGCCACTGTGTGCACAGGATGCGCCAAAATCACAGATTACACCATTGACTATAACTCCGAAGAAGGTCTCACCACCGAACACGGACTTCCAATCATTGGTAGTATTGACCAACCGAGCTTTGGCGGAGGCAGCCCAAAGAGAAGACAGATACCTGACCAAGTTCTCGCAATTGCAGAACGGGTTGGGGATTATGTCTTCCCTCCGGGAGGAAGTAAAGGCCTTGAGAAAGCTTTGTACCACGCCGTTGGAGGTGTCACCGCAGAACGTCCCCAAGACGCCCCACCTTCGGGTGGGGAACGCCATATTGGCAAATGGACCGTTGAGCCGGAGCTCCAGGAGGAAGTCCCGAGCTACGGAAACCTCAAGAGACTAGTTTTGAAAGCAGCCCAACAAGTTGCTCTTGATTCTACACCCGGGTTTCCGTGTTCCAGAATTGCAAACACAAATAAGGCTGTTCTTGAGTCGCACGGTGATGCAATTGTCGATAAAGCAGTTGAGAGACTGTTCAAGATTCTACTAGAAGACGTCCCAGCATCTGCTGAGGAAATCCTACGTGAAGATTGGCACGACCCTTGTACACCGTTCATTAAGCGCGAACCTCATCCGAGTCGTAAATCGGTTGATGGTAAGTGGAGGATTGTTTCTTGTTTGTCAATTGTTGATCAATTGGTCGAACGAGTTATCCTTAGTCGAGCTATTTTCTCGATTAAGTTGAAATATCCTTACTCTGATGTGGTGATTGGTATCGGTTTTACCGATCAAATGAACGAAGAATTTCATTCTCGTGTTCGCCAACGAATTGGCCCCGACGTGACGTCAACTGACATCTCAGGTTGGGACCGAGTCCTCGGCGCTACCTGGTTGCAGGAAGCCGCCGAGAGCGTGATACGCTCTGAACAGAGCAAATCACCTAACTGGCAACGAGCTGTGAGAAACCACGCTTATATGATGGTAAGACCAAGCTTCATTATACCTAATGGAACTAATAGTTTAATCGTAACGCGAATTCGACCCGGTGGTCAAATTTCAGGTGGTTACCAGACGACTGCATACAACGGTCTCGCAAGAGTCGATGTGTCCAATGTAGCTGGTTCTGATATTTGCATTGCCGCTGGAGATGACGCGTTGGAGAGTTTTCCGAGAGGATACGATTACTTGAGTCGTTATGAGGAGATGGGCTTTACTGTACGCCAGGAAGACCCAGCTCCCAACAGTTTCGACTTTTGCAGTCATCTGTACACGGATGCAAACCCCAAATGCGCTTCACTAACTTCGTGGCCTAAAACCGTCTCGAAGTACTTCCAAAAGAATCAGGTTACAGTTACCCACATGATGGCAATCTATTACGAACTTCGTAATGATCCGGAATTGTTGGCGATACTGGCCCCGTATATTGACGCGAGATACCTGGAATGCCAGGAACCAGCTAAGGGGACGGTAGCTGGACAAAGCTTATAATACAATCATAAACTTTCTTCCCGTTCCAAACAATATGACTAAAACAAAATCAAACGCACGCTCAAAGAAGCAAACTACTGGAGCCAAATCCAGGAGGATGCGTTTGAGAACCGAGGTTCCCATGTTTAACCAGAAAAGCTCAATAGCTGTTAAGGTTTCACACGATGACCTCGCATCTACGTGTTCAATGACGAATCCATTTTCGCCTTGTGCACGTGGGTCCAAGATACCTGATGTGGATTCTTCTAAAAGCGTCCCAGTCACGGTGGTACAATCTGGTTTCATCACCTCGCTAGACGGCAATGCCGATGGTAATGGTGATGTAGCCATAGCCCAAGTCAATGGAATCGTAAACGGTTACATCAAACTTCCCACAGCTGTTAATTCAGCTACTGGGGTTGTTACTACTTGGGGGGCTCCCGTAGCCGTCTCAGATTACACTGCTTATGCTACACAATTTAGCACTTATAGAGTGGTGAGTTGGGGCGTCAGAGTATTTAATTCTCAAGCTCCCTTGAA